GGAGGTGACGAGAAAAACTAGCGAGGGTTTTCTCAATCGTGGGCGCGGTTAGCGGGTAGGGGTAGAAATCATAAAACGGTACAGGATCTAATTCGATACCTTGGTAGTTTATAGCCACCGATTGTTGAGCATCTTTTTGGAACCACTCCTCTTCCTCCTGCCATCTAGCTTTCATGGTCAGGGTTCCGGTTTTCACCGTTTCCAACACAGTCTCATCCAACCTAGGCATCAGGTTGATCTCGTAGTTGGATTTCATCTCCATGTACTGAGCAAGCGCGGACATGCGGGAAGATTTGAACTCGTCGTTGAAGGTAGAAGGACGCCAGAAAGGTTTAGTACCCAACATAATCCCTAAAATACGGGCTGACAAAATATCCGTATGCATCCGAGAAAGTTGAGGGATGAAGTTAGAAGCTCCCACCCAAGGAGTGCTTCTAACATCCTGATCGGGTTTGGCGTTATAGTTATCAATCCAGCGCCCGTAATCAGAATCAATCTGCTGCCCCCTGGCAGTGTGGACATTACGGAACGTACGAACTAGATAAACCTGTATCTCCCTGATCTTATCAGGAGATAAACCTGTGACGGGGATAACTTTAAATGGCATTAGTGTCCGTACCCCCCGTAGTTGACTTTCGTCTTACTATACCCTGCCCCTACAGCGGCTTTGGCTTTCTGCTCATCTCGAGCATCCATCTCTTCTTCCATCCCTCTATAAGGTCGGCTGTTTTTTACCGCATAGGCTATGGCATCAGCGATGTCTACCAAATCCCCGTGAGGGAACATATCCATCTGTCGGATAGCTTCGGTTTGATTCCGCCGAACGTAAAACCTCCCATCCTTAATCGAGGGTTCGAGAAACATCTCAATCCGTTGGAATTTATCTAACCCCTGAACAGGTTTAACCCCTTGAGGGGCTAGTATACGATGGTTCTTAGCCTGACAGTGAGGACACTTCCCTTTATAAATCCCTCGCATCGAGGTGATCTCGGCGATCTCCTTCTGCCCACCTACCTGTTCATAACCATTCCACCAGCACACGTAACGGTCGTTTAACTGGTGCCAAGCTTCCACCGCTCCGCTATATGAGGTATTGCTATTCCACACCGCGAGGAGGAGGTGTCTGTTAAGCTCATCCGTCCCCACTATAGCTATGGCATTCTCGCACTTAGCACTTTTACCACCTGAAGAAGGATCCAGAAAACTAACCCTGGCCAGTTGATTGATGTGTACATCAGGGGAGCCATCTTCGAACCTAGCGATAGTTGGTTTTCCATCTCCATCCTGCACAACATCGTAGTATTTATACCCCGCTAGTTTAGACCCTTCAGGGGAGGTGGGGGTATTACGATAGTTGCAGTTGAATAAATACTCCCCTGCCCGCTTACGAATCTCCTCCATGATGGTGGTGTTAAACCGTTCTTTGAACCGGATCTCTTTAGTGGGCTCTACGTAACAACTCTGGGTGGACCATTTAAACCCTGTGGAAGGTTCTCCACCCACCCCTGGAGTGAACGGCATGTTAGCCATCAGCCAACCGTATACATCCGCCTCACCATGTTTCCACCTAGTACCTGCGAATAACTCTTCTCCCGTAACATCGTCGTTCAGCAACCCGGGAGCAGCTTTGAGCCAGTCGAGAGCATCTTTCATTATGGTGTCCGAGTGGGAGGCAGCTTCTCCGATGATGTCGTCATAAATAAGAATGTCGTAATGGAACCCTGTTCTCTTAGCCCCGACTCCCATACATGAAATGGTTGACTCATCCCAGGACTTGGATCTGGGGAGGACGATCTCCGATTCCGTCCATTTAATCGCCCCTGTATTCTCTGGGATAATCTCTGGAAAAAGCCATCGGAAGAGTTCATTGGTTACTGTCCTGTCTTTGATATCTTTGAGATCTTTCTCCGCCACATCTCCCGTCTCACCCACGATACCAATGCGGAGGTTGCGAGGGTCTTTATCCGGGAAGGTTTTATAGAACTTCAGGAGCTCTTCCGTCTCCAGCTCCATGATCTCCGGCATCTTGTCTTGCAACCCACCTCCACAAAGACGCCAGTGAGGGTAGCTTTTGGCAATAATAGTGGACTTAAAATGTTTCCGGGGCCAGAGATACCCCCTTTTGCGGATGTCGATCGTATTCTGAATATCCAGGCACAACGGCATGTGAAAATGGGGAACTATCTTGTCGTAGGAACACAGCACTTTAGAAAAATAATACAACGAACTAAGCGCCCGCCGCCTCAAATCCTCACGGAGTTCTGAAGCCTTCCCCTCAGCGGCCATCTCCAACACACTAGTAGCCATTAGCTCACATCCCCTTCTAACAACGGGGCGAAGTTAGACTCATCCAACTCCTGTGCTGCCTTAGCCGCCTGGGCCAACAACCGGGGATCCATAAACGCGTGCTCCACCTTGGCTATATGCTTCGTGGTCTTGGACGTCTCGTTATTGCGATCCAAAATATCCATAGCCACACGAGCTACCAACCTCTTATCCGTTGAATCATCCACGAGGAGCTTCTCCAGCTTATCGAGAGCCACATCAGCCATGGATACAATCCGCTCAGTCATCAACCCCGTCATCGCTCGCAGCTCGCTGTCGACCTCTGAATACACATCCTTCGACAACTCCCCCAACTGCTGGAGGAACTCAGGCCGGCGAGCCCTTCGACACACCGTGTGGTATGTAACGTTGAGAAGAGCCGCACACTCTTTCAACGTATACTTAGCCAGGAGCCGACGCATCAACTCCTGCTCATCCAACAACCCACGGGCTGTACTCACTCCGGCCATAAGCTCCTCAACGGATACGCACCAACTCCTCAGTCCTCGCACGACCCCGGGGCGCCTATCCTTATAAAGATTATAGGAGGGTTCGTGGGGTAAGGCAAGGGCCATCTGCCGGATGTTGAATGCAAGGGATTTTGAGCGTACCAAGATCCCCCCAATCTCAAAACCCCACCAAATTGTTCGCCCCCTCTAATACGCCCGGGTAGTCGATGATTTTTGGGTCCACCCGGGTCCTAAGAATACAGCCCAGGCTGGGTCCTGGATCAACAGAGGAGATGTGTTATGTATATTCTATTCGTTCCATCGTTCGTAGCAGTGGTAGTTGGTATGGTGTTAGGTATGAAAGGGTTGGTGAACCGTTAATGAGAGAGCTATTAGGCTTCCTGATGTTGGTAGCGTTATTAGTAGTAGTAGCATTCACGTTGTAGTAACCTAAAGGAGATGTGATGATTAAAGATATCAGTTTGTATAACGGTATAGTAAGGTTCGTTAATGTTGATCGTCAAGGCTTCACAGCTAGTGTAGCGTTAAATGAAGTTGATGTGATAAATATAGTAGAAGTGTTGTACTATGACGCTGGCCGTAATCTGAACTCTGTAGAGAAGGTTATAAGAGAACAGATATCAACAATGGACGTAGCTGAGGTAAGGAACCTAGTAGGTCATCTAGCTAGGATGCTGAACTCGTAACACCAACCTAAGGAGAGAGTCATGGAACGTTATCTAACACAAGGGATGTATCGTTATAACTCAGTAGAGATGCAGTTGATCATCAACGCATTGCAGGCTTATCAACAACAGCTAGCGAAGGAGGCTACGGAGTCGGCTAATGAATATGAAGAGCAAGCAGCTGATGAGATGTTCGAGAAGGTAGGTGTGATCAAGGATCAGATGGAAGAAGATCTGAGTGAGTGGATATTCGATATAGAAGCTATGAACAGAGCGTAGCACAACCGTTATCACGCAGGGGAAGGGCCTGCACACACCCTAAGTAGAGGAGAACTACAATGAAGAACGCTACCGTAACGATGAGCAATGAGACGATGAAGCAGCTTGATATGTTGGCTGCACGGGCGAACAAAACGATTGAAGAGATCACCTCAGAGATGTTGGAGCGCGGTGTGAAGGATGCGTGTTACCGGATGAGACGCAACGCTCAGAAGTGGCAGGAGACGAAAGCGCTCAAGGAGCGGATGACAGAATTGGAACAGCTACTAGAAGGTAAGTAACCACTCACGGGGGCTGCGCATCCTACACGCAGAGAGAGGAGGAATGATGAGAAACTATTGGAGGAGGTGCACCTACCATGACACCTAGGATCAGAGGACCACCGTCACACCCACAACCCGATCCATCTTGGCTACTAACCAGCTATGCCAAGACACGTTCCGTTCCGGAACCGGCCCCGCTATTAGTAGCCGGAGGACTCGCTTGGTTCCGACCGACCGCACGGGCGATGATGGTTATGGGAGGAGGAGCTGGATGATGATGGCTACAGATCCGGTTTTGCGCGTGACAAACCGACCACCGATGTGGTATAATGTATACAGAACGGAGGCAGGATGAAATTGGAAAACACAAACCGGAGTGGGTTGGGGCAGGTGATATCTCAAGGCTGGGGTAAAGTGGGCCAAAGGGTACACCCCGAATTGGAGAAGGTCGTGACAGGAGCGGTATGCAATCTGGTTACTCGCCGGTTGGAGTGGGTTTATAAGCAGGAGTCCGACCAGTAAGTTTTGAGCCGTTGACAACCGGACTAGTGAAATGGTATAATACAAATAGGAGGAAATACCGCAATGGAAAATACACAGGAAGCGATCGTAACCCTCGACAGTGAGACTAATAAGAACCTGAGACATCTGGCCGTGCTAAAGGGTGCCGACGAACTCACACTGTTGAACCAGCTGGTGGCACGGGCCGTGAAGGATGCCTGCTATCGCCACCGACGGAACGCGCAGGTGTGGGAACAGAAGAAGGCGTTGGCAGAGCGGCAAGCGGACCTGATCCAGAAGGCCAAGGCCGCTGGGATTGATGTGTCGATGTTCGAGTAACCCACCTGGTTAGAGGGAACGGCTTCGCCCAATGGGAGGAGCCGCCACCTGTACCTAGGAGGGTACTGATATGACGTTAGAACAGATATATCAAGGAGCCTGCGCTCGCATTGAACAGTATAAGGAAGGGGCAATTACTCTTGCGGAGTTGATCAACACCTTAGCCGCGTGGCATCAACGCGCGTTCACGGTGCGGGCGGCAGACGGTTCTATTCCAGAAGATCCGGAGTGGCATGAGCCAGAGTCCAAGGATTAGTGGACTCAGGGTTAGAGGTGCAAGCAAAGGCCGTGCAAGCTTGTTCCCTCACTTGGCTGTTGAACTGAACCAAACCCTCATAGTATAATACACATAGGGGAAGTCTGGTCGTCTATGAGGAGTATATCTCTCTTATTTTTCCAAAAAGAGATCGGTTTCGAACACCGATTCTCTCTAACGGTTAAAAACACCGATTTTCTCCGTTTTTACGCTTTGCATAGCTAATGGTGGGCATACATGGCCGTTGCTTGCTAAAGCCTTTAGAATCAACGAGTTACCAGCAAAGGCCGTTTGCATGCATGTAGGGACTTTGCCCACTAGGGGAATAAACAATGCTCAACCAGCCTTTGCTTGCAACAAAAGCCGTACAGGAGGACCACCCGATGTATTATAAGGTAACGTTTAGACCGCCTCCCAAGAAGCGAGGGACGGAGAGAGTGAAGTTTAACTGGTGGGCGTATGTGCACACCGAGATTTATAACAAGATGAACCACCAACGAGGGTTGGGGTTAGAACCCGATCACAAACACCGGTTGGTTGTGTTGCAGAAGCTGTTCACCCGCAAGGTGGTAGACTGGGAGATGGTGGAGGATGAAGAAGCGGAGAATCACGCACGACTTAGCGGTGCAAAGATATATCGGAAACCTACAGCGGAAGTACAACCTAACTCCGCTAGGGTATGTGAAGATGCTCGCCTCGCAGGGATACGCTTGCGCTTTGTGCAGGAGAACGAGAGAAGAGCTGCAGCAGGATCTAGTGGTGGACCATTGCCATCGGACAGGGAGGATTAGGGGGTTGTTGTGCAAAGCATGTAACCAGGCTCTCGGCCTTTTGAGGGACGATCCAACGGTGATAAAACGCATGCTCGCCTACCTAGAGTTTTCAGAGATTTGCTCTAGTGACAATCAGCTGCCGAATGATGTATAATAGAAGTATGGAGGGAGTATGAGAAGTGTAATAGTCATCGTGACCTCGGATGATGCGATAATCCACACTAAACTTCAGGCCGTCCTAATCCGGGCTTGTCAGATCGGTGTGGACGAGGAACTCGATACAATCTGCAGTGTCGAGGGGAGATTCAACAGAGACTCCGCTATCGACGCGGTGAAGGAGATGTACAATGCCGAATAAGAAAACACTCGATATCACCTACCGCCCACACACCTTGTGCAAGCATTCGGTGAGGGTCACGCCCAAGATCCAAATCGAGGAGGATAATATCAAACTCCCTGATTTGTACATCACGCACGACGTGCTCCAGGTCCTCGGGATTAAGCCCACGGAGGATTTTTTATTGAACGTTTCGTTTGCCAAACGAGAGGTATAACCCTCTCCACAACCCTAAGTGAAGGAGAATCACAATGAACAATGGAGCACCGCACTGCCCTAAGGATTTGACGTTGCAGGTTCTGATCCAGAACACCTCGGATAGCGGGGATGAGCAGATGGAGGAGATCAACAACGCCCTGAGATATTTATACAACTTCCTCTCGGCTCGCAAAGGGTATCAGCGCAAAATGCAGATACGTCGCCGCGTGTTGACCAAGTACGCCAAGGAACATGGATTCGATCGAGAGATCGACGATGCTGTAAAAGCTATGCACGGTAACGTCATGGAAGCCGCATCGTTGGATGATGTAGAGGATCTAACGGTAGAAGGGAACGACGATGCCGTTGAATAAACTCCGCGTGGTTCAAAACCTACAGTTCAACCACGATGACCCCACCCAGTTCAACGGGTGGCGCCATCTGATCTTCGGCTGTTACAACGTACATGAAATCATCCAAGCGGTTGATGATAACCGTTGGCAGAAAATCCGCTGCGGGCTCAAAGGCACCACTCTAGAGTTCAAACGGCAACGGTTAGAGCAGTATGTAACCAATAGTAAAACCTGGACCGGTGTGGTGCCGTGGGCAGTAAAGGTTCAGGTGACCAATTATGTAAACGCGCTCAAGAGAGGAGGGTTAATCCGATGATCCAGTTACTAATACACCCGGAGGAGTTAGAAGGTATCTACCCCGAGGGTCCACAAGGGGATATAGACATCCGCGAAATAGCCAAAAACAAAGGTCTCTGGGCGGATTGTCAAGGGCCTAAAACTCTGGAACAGTTCCGAGCTATGTTCCCGGAAGAAACCTACAGGGAGGTTCTAATACCATGATCGGACGATGGTTACGTCGCACCAAAGCTAAGATGACGGAGGTTAACAAACCTCACACCCACTGCTTCGATACTCGATTCGGGATCGAACCTGTAGGGGTTTATACCTCCGCTCGCGTTGTGGGTTGTGTTTTATACTGCTCCTGTGGCTCATGGAGGGTGTTCTATCGGTAACCGATTGTAAAGTTTTGAGCTATTGACAATCAGGTCGCTAATGCTGTATAATAAAAACATGGAGGATTTATGGCAACAAAACGGCAACAGAAGCTCTTTGGAGAGGACGGGGCTCCAAAGATCAAATTCATCCAAATCATCTCCGTCTCATACACCTATGGAGACGACTCCGATAAACAAGGTTCTTCAGTCGTAGCCTTGGGAGATGACGGAATCGTTTACCAATACCGCCGTGGAGACACGAACGCTTGGGTTCCGTTTAGTTCCGACATCCTTCGGAGGTCGTAATGGCGGAAGAACCCGCACCAATAGAAAACCTCATCCTGGTCACGTCGATTGAACGACCTGACTATATCTCGGTGAAGTTGATACCGAAAACCAATGCTGAGTGGGCGGCTAAAAGAATGGCCGAGCCCACTCACTACACCTCGTTGTTTTCAATGTCCCGTGCACGGCCGTTGGAGGGGTATAAACTCCCAGGAGCCTATGGGCTGTTAGGGGTAACAAGCCGTGCACCGTATATGTTTCACGAGAACTTCGAATCCCGTCTTCGTGTGATGTGGCTTGGTAAGGATGAGTCCACCATCACAGGGGAGTTTGATCAGTTGGTAGAGATGATGCTCCAGGTCAAAGGGGATTCGATCAACAAAAGGTTCAACCTTCCCGCGGTACGCATCGATCGAGTAGATCGAGTGGAACCTAAGGAGTCTTCGAGCTAGAGCGCAAGCTAGAGCCGTTTAGTTGTTGCAAGCAAATTCCTGCTTGACTAACGCTTTTGAGTCGAGTATACTAACAATAGAAACATCAAACCGCAACCGCCTTCGGGCAAAGGAGAATTACAATGGCCGCAGAATTCAACGAGCAGGATATCCTCGCAGCAGTGAACAGTGAAGTGGAAGGACTCTCTCCCGAGCAGCTCAAGGAAGAGCTTCTGAAGTTCCGCATCCGGCAGAAGACCCAACAGAAGAAGAACTACGGTTCCGGCAACCAGAAGGCTTACCAGGCCAAGCAGCGCGCGAAGCAGAACGCGTTGAAGGAGATGGCGAAGAAGCTCGGTCTGTGGGACGCGATCGAGAAGGAAGCCGACGAGAAGGCCGAGGAAGCGATTGCCGCCACCCAGGTCGACTCCGAAGACGCAGAGTAACCGAGTACCTTCCCTCTTGAGGGGAGGGTGCTTTTGGTTCCCGGAAGAACAGAAGACCGTGCAGGACTGCCAAGGTCCTCCACACGGTGTATAAGGGGCGTACCGGGAACCAAAAGTGCCCTTAGAGCACAACAAATGGGGTACGTGGAGAGTAATCTCCATGTAGGCCCCCTAACCGGCGTAGAGCCTATGCGAAAGCTAGAACCTGATAGAGTGAGGGGGATATGGCACTCTATCGTCAGGCCTCTACGCCGGTGCCAATTTGTATAAAGGAGATCACCGCACATGATCGAAGATGGAACAATAACCAAAACTTGCCCGAGATGCAACCGCCAGTTAACCTTCACGCCTCACATCCCGCTGCAGATCGATAAGAAGGAGTTAAACGCGGGGCACGCTCAAGTGGTGGGCTCGCAGATCACCTGCCCTTGTGGGAAGATACTATGACCTGCCGACTAACCAACGACCAGCTGCGGGACCAGATCAAGTACCACCGGACTATGGCCTCCCAAGGCTTGGTGTACACCCACGGGGGACGTGATCTCGAATCCCAATCCTCCTTCTACACCCTAACCCAAACCATCCTCGCTGAGGTTTACGAGGAACTGCTAGAACGGAGGCTCGTTGATGAACGTGCCGTTGAAAACCTTACCGAGATGGCAAGGGAACATAACGCAGGACTTGCTGCGCTCGATAGTACAAGGGTTGTTGGTTCCTAACCAAGAGATGGCACGCCGTCTAGCCTGGGAGCTACTCAATGCACCTAGCCGAGATTAACCGCTGCCTACGCTGGGAGTTGGGCTCGATCCCTCGAGGGAATCTGGAAGCTTTGATTATCGAACATCTCGACACCTTGAGGGAATTACAAGCCCTTGGGAGAGTAGAGTTCCAACTCATCTATATGCTGGTTTATGGGTACTCGCAAAAAGAGATCTGCCAACACACCAAGCTGAACCCTCGCACAGTGGCTCGGCGGTTGCAACGCATTAGGCAAGAGATGCTGCGGAGCTAGAGCTTTGCGAGTATTCGGCTGTTGCTTATTCAAACCAAGTAGCGTATAATAAAACAATACCACATCCTCCACCGCACTGGAGCACGAATTGAAAATCGCCCCCCAAGACATAACCCCTGAACTACTGTGTGCTTCTATGAGAAGCATGGTAGAGGAGAACCCTTCCCTGTTGCAACGCCATCTCGGCAACGCCATAGTTGATGGGTTGAAGCGGGAAGAGTCGTTACAGTTGATCCTCGACATCGTCCGAAATGTGTACGAGAACACCGAAGCTTGTGGTGATACAGTTCCGTGTTTTTGTCAGATCATGAATATATTCGCTATCGCGTTTGTGTGTGGTGTAAAGATAGCCAACATGCGAGAGGATATAGCTGAGCTGGAGAGGATGAGTCGGTGAACCGTTGGCCGATACAGCGCGAGCAACAGTTACATCGCAAGGCGCTCAAGCGGTGTATTCGGTGCGGCGTCCGATTGTATCCGGTTCAGCAGCAGAATTTGTTCAGGTTTCAGCCTCCGTACCTAGCATGTGAGGGGTGTCGTAAGAAGGATAGGGAAAGGAAGAGAGTATGCTTGGTTACAACGATTTAGCAAATCTCCGCACAAAGCTCCTAAGCAATGAAGCTACTACTAGGGAGTGTTTGGATGATCTGATACAGCTTCTCATCCAAGAGATTGACCAAGAAAACGCCGCCGCTTCGGATAGGCAAGGGGATTGAAATGATCATCAACATCAGCCGCGCGTCCACTTTCCAAGAATGCCGGAAAAAGGCGATGTATTATAGTAAGGATCGGATCCAGGCGTTCAGAGTGGCTGACCCGTTGATGCTGGGAGGAGCTTATCACGCAGGGTTGGCGCATTTCTTCGCCCACGATGATATGGCAAGCGCAGTGTTTGTAGCTGAGAAGTTTTATCGCGACGCGTATGAAAAACAGGAGGAGTTTATCCTACCTGAAGAGCGTCCGTTGATCGAACGGCATGTAGTGTGGCTCACTAACAGCCTGGCGGAGTTCGCGAAGCATTATAAAGCCGGCGATATCCAGGTGATCCAACCTGAAGTTGAGTTCACCGTCCCGTTGCCGGGGACTGAGCATCATGATCGATTCTGCCATCAATTACTATACCCTAGCGTCCCTTTTGAAGAGTGTGATTTGAGTGATCCTCGATGTACTCAACCCCACTACTTCAGGGGCAAAACCGATGCCGTCGTTGAGTGGAACGGCAAACTATGGCTGTTCGAACACAAAACGGAGGCGCGTACAGGTGATACGTATTTCATCAAATTCCTTCTCGATTTCCAACCGACTGGGTACATTTACGGCATACAAAAATCGTTGGGTATTCGGCCTGCAGGTTTTGTACTCAACATTATCAAAAAACCCAACGCAGCGTTCAAAGGTGACCCACTCACGGTTATTGGGTTCGAGCGTGAAGTTTACATCCGTTCAGACGCCGATCTCCGGAGATTCGAATCTGACCTCTCTGCTTTGGCTGACGATTTCGAGGAAGCGTTCTTCAACCCTGCCAAGGTGTACCTAAACACCAAGTCATGCACTAACTGGGGCCGTAAGTGCGATTACCACGATATCTGCATGTCCCATGGAGAATACAACCAGGATCAGTTCGCACACCGATCTGAATGGGATTATGTGGAGTTGGAGTATTATAAAATTCTCGGCTTACCGGAACCTCCGAAGCCGGGGTTGGTTCAGATCACCTAAAGTTTGAAGTTGCAGTTTTCGGTCTGCTAGCTTACCGCATAAGCCTTGCGAGGTGCCGGAAGCAGAACAAAACCGTTCAAGTGTAGTACAAAACCGCACCGAAGGAGAACACAATGGCTGGAATAGAATTCGACCCGTTATACGGCGCACAACCAGTTCAAGAGCTCGAAGTACCAACCGAGGGGGAGGAGGCAACCAATGGCAACCAAGCGAACGGGCAAATCGGAGATGAAGAAGACTCCAAAGCCGAAGAAACCGAAGATGAAGTAGAGGACGACTTCGATGACGATATCGAAGACGAGGACGACGAAGAGGAGGACGAAGAAGATGTCTAAAGCTATCGTCCTCCTCTCCGGCGGATTGGACTCCTGCGTCACAGCCTCGATCGCTAAAGCTGCTGGACACGAGCTCCACTTCCTCAACGTCTTCTACGGTCAACGGCACATCAAAGAACGCCTCTGTGCCGTTGAAATCGCAGCTTACCACAGGGCCCCGATAACCCAGTTGGATATCATGGGCTTCTCCAACATGGTCAAGGGTTCCACGATCCTCACGGACCCCACAACCGAGGTGCCCGCTAACCGCACTGATGAGGAGATGGGTCATGGGAAAGCTCCTTCATATGTCCCGGGTCGAAACACCATCATGCTTGCCCTCGCTCAATCGTTGGCAGAAGCTGTTGGAGCGGATGTCATCTACTGTGGCGTCAACGCCGTTGACTACTCGGGATATGTCGACTGCCGACCTGCATTCATTGCTGCTTGGAACGAACTTGCCCAGGTGAGTACGTTTGCGGGAGTGGGAGGTAAACCCATCTGGGTCGAGGCTCCTCTGATCGAAATGACCAAGGTGGAGATTGTACAGAAGGGCAAGGAGTTAGGAGCCCCGATGTACCTCAGCTGGTCTTGTTACGCCGGCTTGGCAACCCCCTGTAACGTGTGTGATTCGTGCAAGATACGGAACGCAGCGTTTAGTGCTCTAGGAGATGTTGATCCATGGGTTCTGGCTAACGAAACGGCGATCGATGACTAAGTATAAAACAGTAGTCTTCGACTCCGTAGGAGAACTAGCTCGTTTATACTTCAGTAAGGACATCGGTAAAACGGCGTCCGATACGGAGAAGATCCGAGCGGTAAACAACTACGTAGGAACAACTGAACGGTTGAACATGATCGTTCGTCGTTGTAAAGATCTCCGTAATCAGGGGGTGGAAGTTGTATTCCTCGCTCACGAAGACATCCAGAAGGTCTACGGTCGTGGTGGAGCGATCACAGCCAAGGGCCAAACACCACAAGAACCTGTTAGCATCAAAGGACAACTCGACCTCCCAGGTAATCGTACGCCTGATGAGTTTTCCCGAGCTGCAGATAACATCTTCCATGTTCGATTCTCTATGGGAAAACCTGTGTGGATTGGACGGCGCGAAGCGCTATCTAACGCTTCCGATTTCTGGGAGGTGAAGGATCGGTTTAACGCACCGGCGATCAGTGCAGGGCAGTTACCTGCGTCGTATAGCGAGTTGGCTAAGATGGCTTTGGCTAACCCGTTATGCAACTGGGATCCTCCGTATATCTGGATTCTATACGGACCCCCTGGGGTTGGAAAAACACGCTCCCTCCTTAGTTTTCCTACACCTATGAAATTATTCGATCTCGACTTCGGTTCCAAATCAATCGCCCGCGATGTTCGTTTGGCGAATGAAAAGGAGCCAGGGACGTATGATATCGTAGATAACATCAACCCGGAGCATGGACCGGATTATGAGAAGTTCATGAAAGAATTCGCCACGTTGTTCGTATAAAACCTCAGGGAGGAGGTTATCAATGGTGAGACTTGAAGTAGCGATAGACGATGTTTTGTGGCCTAAGCTGAAACTGGTCCTTATCCGTACGGATTTGGATGGACAGAAAACCTCGTTGGTGAAGCAATGGATCTACGATGGAGCCTATAACCAGTTCGAGAACGATATCCATAATCACCTCCGCCCTATGGTGGAGCAGTTGATCAATAGACGTCTGGGGAAGAAGTAATCCTCCGATATAACCGCACGAAAAGGAGAAACACCAAATGCTGCATACCAATGTTGACATGTCACAGGTAGCTGATCAAGGTGAGGTACAGGACGAGGGAGCGTATCTCGTACGCGTTGCTGAGGTTAAGGAAACGGATGATGCCGGCGAGCCCTTGCAGGGCGGAAAAGGCCCGAAGGTTGTTTTCGTTCTCAAGATTCAGGACGAGGGTAAGTGGCTTGGTTCGCAGGTTCAAATCCACGCTTCCCTGATGCCTCACGCGTTGTTCAACCTCAAAGCTATCTACTCAGCTGTTGGGTATAAACCAGGAGCTGAAGGCCACGATCCTCAGGAGGTGTTGGATGGGGAGTTTTACATCTACATCAAGCAGAAGGATTATGAGGATCCCAACACAGGTGAGAAGCGCAAGGTCACCGACGTGCCTACCTGGGGTATCAAGAGCCTAGCTGCCGGTCCTGCAAAGCCGCGGTCGTAATCCAATGGGCGCCCGCATAGCGCTCGTCGTCACCCTTTATATCCTCTGGGCTGGGGTAGTACTCAGCCTGGAGGCTTGGGGGGTTAGAAGAAAACGAAAAAGATCAGGAGTAGGGAAATGAACGTAACAGAGTTTCCAAAACCTCAAGAAGAGGATAAACAACCCACCCATGAAGAGCTGGTTCAGTTGTACGACGCTGCTACTTCAACGCTGGTCAAGCTGCAGGTACCTTTTGTCCTCCTCGCACCCACGGGACAAGCGATGGGTGTGATGGTATCGTCCAACATGGCTCCAGAGTTTCGCGCGTTGATGATCATGAACGCGTTCCTCAATATCAACAAACAAGCTGATAGCACTTCAGAGGTGGTGGTAGAAACGGGGGAGCCGAATTGATCGTACACCTGAGTAAGGAGTTCCGGTTCGAGGCCTCGCACCAGCTGCCGAACCACGATGGCAAGTGCGCCCGGCTGCACGGACATAGTTGGGAGTTGAAGGTTACAATCGCCGGCCATGTTCTGGATGCAATCCCTCACCATCCTAAAGAAGGCATGGCGATGGATTATACGGATATCAAGGCGGCGGTGCAGCCGGTGGTTGATATGCTGGATCATCGTCATTTGGGTTCGGGTAAGCATTGCATGGGTTATGTTCATCCTGATGATGTATTCAACAACACTAACTTCCCTTCTGTTCCCACCAGCGAAAATCTCCTCATCTGGATCTCCAAACAACTCCCTTCCTGGCTCCCTTGGGTGATGCTGCAGCTGAGTGAAACCTGCACCGCTAACGCGATGTTGATGAGGGATCAAAGTGCTTTATGGCTTCCGGATATGCCAGTACAAATTCCGGCGGAGGCTCCTAGCGATGACGACATCCCCTTCTAACGTAACGCTTCCTATAGCGGAAGTGTTCACCAGCATCCATGGCGAGGGTTTCTGGGCTGGTACCCCGATGACGTTTATCCGCTTGGCAGGGTGCACAGTGGGGAAGGTGTTCCAAAACAACGGTCCTGACCCTGTTGACTTCCCCATGTTCCCGGATGGCAAACACAACTTCGT